CCTCCTGGACCTCCTGGACCTGGTTTTGGACCTCCTGGACCCGGCTTAGGACCTCCTGGACCTCCTGGACCCGGCTTAGGACCTCCTGGACCTCCTGGACCCGGCTTGCCATCTTGACCAGGTTTAGATTGATCACCACCGAACATCATTTGCTGTTGCATTTGAATATTTTTTAGTTGTTCGGCCCTAGCTTGAGCTTGTTTTTGTTGTGTATCGGCTTTTCTATCCTTATAAGCTTTAGTTCCAGGGGTTACTTTACTTAAAAATTTACCAAATTTACCTAATCCTCTTGCTGCTGCTCCTGCTGTTGCTGCACCAGCTCTAGCTGTCGCTCCTATGGCTTGACCACCTAATTGAGCTGCTGTTGCTGCTCCTCTACCTAATCCCCTAGCAGCACTTACTGTATTATCTCCGTAATTTGATCCAATTGGAGATGTTTTTTGTTCGTTGTCAGAACTTTTATAACGAATCTTGCGTTTATTTTTTTCCAAAACCTTTTTAAATTCACTTTTATTATAAGATTCTTTAATAATCTTATTCTCTTTCTTGAGTTTAAAAACTTTTTCAGTTTTCTCAAATAATTCTTTATCGGTCATTGAAATATTTAATCTATATGGTATAATAGATATATGTCGGATAAAAATAAAAGTTATGAATGGTTGGGTGATGATGTAAGTGAAAGTGAACTTACCGGTGAAAAAGATATTATTGCAAAAGAACTAATGGGTGAAGAATATAGTAAAGGTTATTTTCCCCCTATTAGAGTTTATGATAATAAGGTTAAAGCCGATAGAAAATATATTTCATCTCTACCCGATCTACAGAATGGCCCGTCGAGTTTAATTCAAGGTGCTGCGGTACCTATTCAACAAGTAGGTATACATAACTTTAAGTTACCTTTAACATATAAGAAGAGAGATGGTAAGACTATTAATCTTGAAACTAGTGTAACTGGTAGTGTAAGTTTAGAAGCTCATAAGAAAGGTATTAATATGTCTCGTATAATGAGAAGTTTTTATGATCATAAGGATGATGTTTTTAGTATTAATAATATTAAAGATGTATTAGAGTCATATAGAGAGAATCTTAAATGCTTTGATTCTAGAATTATGCTTAAGATTTCATATCCTATTAAGCAAACTAGTTTACGTAGTGGGTTAGAAGGTTATCAATATTATGATGTAGTATTCGAAGGTGATCTTACTAAAGATGGTGAATTTAAGAAGTATATTCACTTCGATTTTGTATATTCATCTGCATGTCCTTGTAGTTTTGAATTGAGTGAGCATGCTGAAAAGTATCGTAACCGTGCTACTGTACCTCATAGTCAACGAAGTGTTGCAAGAGTTAGTGTTAAGTTTGATGATATGTTGTGGGTAGAAGATATACAAGAGTTATGCTTGACTGCTTTACAGACTGAAACACAAGTTATGGTTAAGAGAGAAGATGAGCAAGCATTTGCTGAACTTAATGGTTCTAATCTAAAGTTTGTAGAAGATGCAGTACGTTTAATGTATGAAAAGCTTAGTAGCGAGTCTCGTATTAAAGACTTTAAGATTGTAGCTTCTCATAATGAAAGTCTTCATAGTCATAACGCTATATCAGTTATAGTTAAAGGTGTTGAAGGAGGCTTTTCAGCAGGAGTTGCAAGAGATGTATTTGAAACTACCGGGTTACGTTAATGGAAAAAATGAAAAAATTCTGGGTTGGTAGTTATACATCAAATAAAAAAGCATTTTACTTTGAGATTGTAGCTTTTGTTGGTGCTGTTTCTGCTTCTTTCTATTTAGCTAATACAGCGAACAACCCAAATATGATTTTAGTTTACCCTATTTTTTTTATAGCTGCTTTTTGTTCATCAATAGCACATTATATGAGAAAATTAGCTTTCCCGTTATTATTAACAATATATTTTTGTATTGTAAATGTATTCGGGTTTGGACGAGCTTTAGAAATTTGGTAATTAATTAAGTTAACGCTTATTAAAAGATTTTATAATTTTTTTACAAATTTTACTACATTTATATTTAAATAGTAGGCATTCAAATCGCTCAATTGGTGAATTTAAATCAAATACATGCAGTTGATAATTATAAAAATAAAAAAATGATAATTCTTTTAATAATAAATTTTCATTATTAATACTGCAATCTTTAATTGCTTTGTCAACAACCTTTTCACCAAATAACCATAATAGTGAAAAATATCTATGTATAAATAAGTTATAATTACCAATTATAATACCTTCACTCATATCAATTAATTTAACATTATTGTTTTCACTTATTATAATGTTATGTGCATTTAAATCATTTAATAATAATAGTGTTTTGTTTGATTTTTTTTGTTTTTTGATACAGGTGTCATAAATTTGTATTAAATTTTTATTAAATGAATTATTACTAATTAATTTTTTTCTAAAATTAATAATATCATGATCAACTTCAGATGTTTCAATCATACTACCAAAAATACTTGTATCAATATTAATATAAAATTTTATAAATTTTACGATATTTTTAATAATTTCTTTTTTATTAATAAATTTAAAACCGTAATCGTATACAAAATCACATAATTTATTTCCTTCTGTATAATCATAATAAAATATATTAGGATTTATATCTTTTATATTATTATAATTTGATATATATGTCGAATCTATTGAACAAAGTTTTTTAATAGATGGGTAATAATTTTTTAAAAAATTATTTTGTTCAGGTTTTAGTACTATATTATTTGCTTTATATAAAATACTACCTCTTTCTTCATTAAAGTTTAAAATGGCTATATCAGACATTTTAATATTACGGTTAAGCTTTTTAAAGATCAAATATACATCAATAGGTATAATGTCAACCATACATAAATGCAGTTATTTATTAATTAATCTAAATTACCTTCAGCGCTAACATCGATCAAACCGCCCAGTTTTTCAATAAAATCTTTACCGACCAATATTTTATAATCGTTACCTTCTCTTGAACCAATAGAGAATTTCGTTTTAGGGTATGATCTATCACCTATTTTAATATCAAACTCAACAACTGGTCTATTATCGATCGTAGGTTCACCATCTGGACCAGAACCAACATTTATATCTATAAATTCAATAACTGGTTTGGTAATTTGTTTATCATTAACAGTATCAAATGTAACTTCATTATTTTTATGTTGTAAGTTGACACCATGTAAGACATTATAAGCCCCATTGCCGCTATCAATCTTAGCTTCAATGGGACCTAATTCTTCAAAAGTTATAGTTTCAATTAAACCTAAAGGTTTATTAGACTCAAAGAATGTTTTAAAAGTGATCACATTATTATTTATGCTTTACCAGCATTCTTTACATCTTGAATATCTTTTCTAATGACTTTCGTTAACTTTGCAATTTCTAAAAGAGATTTTCTTGCTCTTGTACCAGCAGCAGCTACCCCTTTATCATTAAATTTTTGAACTTCTTCTGTAAAAATGCTAAATTGTTCAGTTAATGTATTAATATTTTCTTCATTCATATTAATCTATTTAGTTAAATGGTATTTTTTTCCAACCCATGTACTACTACAAAAATGTATACCATAAATTTCATTATATAAATCTAAATCGTTTTTAACTATAATTTTATTATGATTTAATTTAATATTTGGTTGCAGTTTATTGTATAAATTAGTTACCATTCCTGGTCCAGTTAAAAAAACGTTATCCAAATCGTTAACTATATCGATAGGTTCATTTTTATATAAATGTTCAATTATTTTACCAATAAAGATATTTTTAGGTTCACTATACATGCACATAGAATCTATATAAAAAGGTAAATTTTGGTGATTATAATAACTATTATTTGAATCCTGCGAAAACATGCAACATTTATCATCTAGTAAACATCTAATATCCTTAGTTAATAATACATCTAAATCTATATATAACCCGCCATATTCATATAAGTAAAAAAATCTTGCTGAATCTATCTGATTAATTTTATTATTATAATTAGAATATATAGGATAAAAATCTGGAAATTTATTTTTTATAAAATTATTATTATCTTCATCGGTCCATAATTTAAACTCACAATCGTTAAAATATTTTTTTAATGTAAGTTGATTTTTTTTATATTTTATGGGTAGGAATTTATTACTCCAACTTTGATGTATAATTTTATAATTCATTTATATCTATTCTTCCTTTACCGTAAAATTTATTAAAGCCTCTTTTAGTTAAAATTTCTTTATATAAACCTGTTTCTTTATTGAATGGGAAACAAAATATATCAGGTATTTTTCCTAAATGTTTATTAAAATCATTTAACATATACCTATTATCAGCTATAATACACTCAACACAGTCAGGGGTTTTTTTCATATGAAAATGACTATGGCACCCAACAGTACAATTATCTTGTTCATTTATATTTTTAATTTGCGACCATTTCATATAGTTGTTGTATACACCTTTATATGAGTTTTTATGTGCATCTACGCATGTAATAAAGCTACTGTCTTGCATTTCATCTTCAGGACAAACTATACCACTACTAATAAAAAAATATTTCTCGGTATTTATTTTTAACAACTTATCTAAAAATAGATATTGAGTATATAACCCATCATCAAAAGTTAATACATAATCTTCTAACGGTAAATTTAAAAACTCTTCCGTAAATTCGTGTATCATTAATATTGGTTTCATTTCAATTTTAATACGTAATCGATTATATCACTTTTAAAATAATTTTTAATTATTTCAGCATTATTAATAATACAATGCCCGCCAATTTTACCTTTAGGAGAATTAAGTACAGGCCTTACTACATTTATTTTACCTAAAGCAGTATAACCTTTATTGTATTCAGTATTCCATTCAGTCATAATTTGTTCATAAGGTAAATTATTCTTCTTACATAATAAATCTACATCATTATGAAAAGCTATACACATACCATAATATAATGTAGATAATATTTTTGACGTTTCGACAGTTTTAGTATTTTTAAAAATTTTATATTTAATTTTTAATTTTTTAAAATGTTTTTTTGCAAGTTTAAGACTACTTTTATCGTTTGCACCAATAAATTTTGTAAATGTTTTTATACTTTTATATAAATCCGGATGAGTACCAACAACAGGGGAATATACTATATTTGAAGTTTTAATTTTTTTTGTTGACCCAGGTAAAACTGTGCTGTGTATTATTGTTAACTTCGGGTTAAATTTAGTTATATAATTTTTTACTATATCAACAAATTGTTCACTATATGGTATACAAATATTCATTACATTAATATCCTTAACTTTAACTAAAGAGGAATTAATATCTACAACAGTTACATTGTAATAGACGCTATTATATAACTTATGAATTGATTTACCAATTTCACCGTTACCAACTACTAATATATTTTCCTTTTTACGCTTAAAAATCATAACATATTAAAAATGCAAACAAATGGTTCTGCTTGTTTATACCCTGAAATACTACCATAATATAAGTCTCGATATTTTATATATTCACTACTTATAGGGTCTGGAGCCGGTTGTAACTCAGTTATATACTTATCTATACAATTATATTTTATTTTTACATTTTCTTCAATATTATAAAATGTATTATAATTTATACCCTTAAAATTCCATTCTCCGCTGCCCGGTATTGAAAATTCATATAATGCCTTAACAGAACAGTTACGTCTTGGTCTGCAAGCGACTCTTACTGCTTTCGATACTAACTCGTGATCAATATGTATATCACCGTTATAATTTGTATAAACAGTATCAGGTTTTATTTGTGATATAATAGATGATATATAACTACTAATTGATAAAAAGGGATGCTTATCCAAACTTACATCATCATATACATGTTGTATTAATTTTGAAATACCTAAACTTTTTACATTTTCATTAAGTACCTTTTTACGATCAACCTCTACATCAGAATGACTGCCTGGTCTATTACCTCTACACAATACACAAAGAGTAATAGTATTAGTTTTAGATAATTTAGATATAGTACCTCCCATACCAAACTCTGCGTCGTCTGGATGTGCTACAATTATTAAAATATTATTATTCATTTAACATACTTTCAATTATATCCACATTAGTATATTTAGACTTATATATTGTATTCATTTTTTTACAGCACGGACTTCGAAATAAAATATCATCATGATTTTTTGAGAAAATTTTATCATAATCTATTTTGTTTATATTAATATTTTTTTTAGATATATTTTTACATAAAATAGCTAAATCTGATATTGTTATACAATTTTCTGATGAACCTACATTAAAAATATCACCATTAAAAATATCATTATCAATAGCAAGTTTAATAAACTCGACAGCATCTCTTTGATCACAAAAAGATCTAACTTGATTTCCAGAACCGTATAACTGTATACTATTATTTGTTTTTATTGCTGTTATCATTTTATGTAAAACGCCTTTATTATCTCCTACACCAGTTATATTAAAAAATCTTAGTATTAAACTATTTTGACACAACGATTTACATAAAAATTCTGAAGTTAACTTACCGGAAGCATACCCCCATCTAGATTTATCCGGACTACCAATAACTAAATTATCATTTTCTTTGGCAGACTTTACATCATGATAAACCTCTGACGTGCTAGCAAAAATAATTTTCTTATTGTATTTTTTAACTAAATTGAATACATTTAAATTTATAGTTAACATATCATGTAAGTAAGTATCATAATTATAATCAATTCTTTCAACTCCAACAGGACCGGCTAAATGTATTATAATATCACTAGATTTAATTTCTTCCTCAACAGCATTATTATAAAACATTAAGTCATGTTCTATAGATTTAATTGGTGTATTTTTATCTATTACTTTATCTATACCAATAATTTCTATATTTTTATATAATTTTGAAACTATAGATTTACCTAAAAATCCGTTATGACCTGTTATTAAAACTCTCATTTAAATAAATTTTTATTTATTATAGGGTAATCTGTAGATCTACCAGGTATATTATTAGACGTTAAATTCATATTTAATAATAATTCTAGACCTTTAATTGCTTCATTAGGTAATAGAGGACAGTGATAACCAATTATATCTATATTACCTATATTACCATATTCAGTATACATATTTCTACCATCGTGTCTCGCTTTGATTAACCACTCGTATGCATTAGCATCATCTGTTAATATTGCTCCTCCCCTACCAATTGGTAAATGTTTTTTAAACTGAAAAGATATACATTGAAATGTATCTTTTATATACATGTCTTTTGTAAAATTTTGAGCCGAATCAATAATAGGAGTATTTTTTAATTTATATGAACCAATCCACTCATAATCTATTAAGTTTAGTTTATAACCAGCATTTATTATTTGCATTGGTACAGATATATACGTTCTACTCGGTATAGTTATTGTAATATCTTTTTTGTTAATAAATTTTTTATAGTATATTAGTGATAAAAAAATTGCATTAGTACAACTATCAACAGCTACTGCATACTTACTACCGGTATAATTACAAATAGATTGCTCAAAATCCTTTACACATAACCATGGGTTATTCACAATATTAATTATATATTATATTTCAGGAATTTCAATACTTATATCACACATATGTGATATATTTTTTATTGTATCTGTCTTTATATTAATATATTCATAAACTATATTAGTATCATCAATACATTTAATGGTCTGGTCTAAAAAATCATCTATATATATAAAATTAACAGTATTATTTAAATCTGCAGAGTTAATCATACCCCTTCTTAACCGTTTCATTAAACCTTTTATCTTACTTTTATGATACACCCGAGGTATTCGTAATATTACATAATTGTGATTAGTACTAGTAATATAATTTTCCATAGCTAATTTACAATTACCATATGCATATCTAGTATCCTTTTCGTATATACCCATAGTGCTAGCAAATATAAACTTACTTTTTGTTTTATTTGCTAGATTTAACATATTACAAGTACCATCAATAATAGTAGTAACTACTTTATTATTATCTTTTAAGTCTTCAAAATCAGTAGGAGATGCTAAATGAATGATTGTATCAATATCTAAATTATCTGTAATTGGTAATCTTACATCTTTATTATATTCAATAACATCATTATGAATTGATAAAGCTTTATATAAATGTTTACCTAAAAACCCGTTACTACCGGTTAATAAAATTTTTTTACCATTCACAATTATCCCACCCTAGTCTAATAAAACATGTACCAGTTTTATCTTTTAATTTATTTTTTATATACCTTATTAAACCACCTCTGGTACTAGGTGTATGAGTTTTTATATTTAAAGCTTTGCAAAGAGCAATATCATCATCAATTAAATGACCTCTACCAGCGTCAGTATAACAACCATTATGTCCAGAATTTATAAAAATAATCTTACCTTTATATTCAGCCCAACTTTTAACATTTAGTTTAATTTGCTCATATGCTCTATGCAATATCATACCCGATACACCATATATAAAAACTGTTTTACCTTGACTAGCAATACCACATGCTATATTTACAATATTAGGTTCTTGAATACCGCAGTCAATGACATTATTTGGCATTCTATTTTTAAAATAATCAAAATGCCACATATCACCATGTATTAAGTAGATATCCTTATTATGTAGTTTACCCAAAAATCTGTCTATAGTATTTCTCATCTATTTTTTTATAATGCCATTCTTTTATATTTTTTTGCATAAAATCTACTCCATGTCCTTTAATAGTATCGAAAAATATAATTGTAGGTTTATTAAATTTAAGTTTATTTAGTATAGAGTCGATTTCATCGTTATCATGTCCGTTGCAGCGATATACATTCCAGTTATACTCTTTACAAAAATTTATTACTGGTTCAATATCTATCAATAAATTACCACATCGTTGGGATTTATTGAAGTCTACAGTACATAATATATTTTTTATTTGTTTAGTACCGATATATTGTATAGCCTCTAATGTATTACCCATTTGCAATACACCATCACCTATATTAACCCATACATGCTTATCACTAACATGAGCAATACCTGAACCTATACCTAATGCATCACCAAGTATGTCTATCGAAAAATCTAAAAAATCTACATCATTATTTTTTAATGACGTAGATATATTGTTGTAATCATTAATTAATCCATATTTTTTCCATATATAAAAATACGATTGAGCCCCATGAGGTTTACCTATAACTGTATGATTTTGTTTAGATAAAATTTTATTATAATACAACCTATCTAAGTAGTTTAACATACTAAGAGCAGATGGTATATGAGAAAGATCATTTTCATATGATAGTTTTATTATATCATTTTCCATTATTACCTTTACTTTTAATTATATCAGTTGCATTATATTTTTTTATAAAGTTTGTAAATTTTTCTTTCGTATTAAAAAAGGAAGACCTATTGTTAATAACATACTTTAGGGCTGCATTATTTTTTTCATTAAAATCATTACCTGTTATTAATTCGTCGCCCCCACAATTAAAATTATAGAAGAACTCATCTGGCATCATTTTACCAGTTACGCTATTTGTATTCCATTTTTTATCTAAAGCAGTTACTTTAATATCATTAATATATAATAGATAATTAATAGCAAAATGAGATAAAACTCCACCTGCATTTAATAGTTTATTATGTTCTAAATCCTGTACTTCTCTAAGAAAAGTTATTTTATCATATATTTCTTCCCATGTTATATGACCATTATACAAGAAGGTATTCATAGTCTCTCTATCAAACATCATAACTCCTCCAGATATTGCATCATTTACATAATACCTTAAAAAATTTAAACTAACATCCCTACCACATATTTTTTTTATAAATTCAGGTAGCAGTAGATTATCCTTTCCGTCTAGACCCGGGGTAGATACATATTCATTAAAATCAGACATAGTATCAATAATAATATGTTTATCGGTAAACCCTGTTTTCCATTTATATGCAGTAAATTTATCTTTATTATAACTATCGAATATATTATCACTTTTTAAAGATATTAAAACATCCCAATCAATATATAACATTTTATCATAATTAGATTCTGCAAATTCTTTATAAGCCTCGTATACGGTAAAAACTGGAGGATTATAATTTTTATCGACATCCATTATTTTAAAATCGCATTTGCATTTTTTTGCATACGTTTTTATTAGATCTACATGTAAGTCTAAAAATTTAGGACGCTTATCATCTGGGCATGAGAAACATGTATATATTATATTTTTCATTTATAATCAGTTAAGTCAGGTTTGTTTATTTTATATTCAATTAACTTCTTTTTCCATGTTGGTGAAAGAGTTGTCTTATCTGTATATTTAACATGTTCCTCTGGGACTTCAAATGGTGCGATTTCGTTAAAGTAACCACAATATTTACATAAATCTTCAAATTGTTTATATACCGCATCATCATTAATGTCTTTAATATTTTTAATACCAGTATCCATACCGAATACTTTATCAATAGCAGCACCAGTTGTACACGGATAATAACCATGTTTTGTTAAACAAGGTTGAGCACATTGACATTTTTTATGAACACGGGCATATTCTTTATTTTTATTTGCCTTATAATTAATATTATCTATCGGTGCAATATTAATAGGGTAAAATAATTGATTATTATCTTTTTTATGAGTGCTTAGGAGATTAATTAAATGGGATGTATGTTGTAAATTTATTAATTTATTTTTTTGTTTACCGTTAGTTAATACTACTAACCCCTCTTTAATATAATTCTCTATATGTTCATGAAAATAAGTAGTATGGTTATAATCACCTTTATATATTACACCATTCTTAAAAAATGCTTTATTTAACATTCTAATTATTTGTTGTATATTTGGATGAAGTAAAGGCTCACCACCAGTAAGAACTATAATTTCCCATTTTATATTATTTTCTAAAGATTCATCTATAAAACTAGTTATTTGTTCAATCGTCATGGTATTATCCATTTTAGGAGCTTGTCTAATCATAGCATCGCAGTTATGGCAAGCCATATTACATTTAGCTGTAATTGACAGCTCGATGTATTTTTTATCCCAACTTGGTATCATGATTTTTTTCTTTTTACATACTGATATTTGGTATTACAATCACAATATTTTAACGGACATGTAACACAGCTAGTCAGATTATTATTATCTATCTCCATTAACTGTATTAGTTTACCGGTACATGAATTTTGAATAGTACCATTCATATTGATCTTCCACATTAACGGTCTGCAATCCCAACCTTCATACTGATACAATTTATGTTTATAAATATCAGCATCTGTTAATGTTTTATTTACTGATTTACCATTAATATCGCCTCTGAATATACGAGCTCGATTAATTATAACTGAGTTATTATTTTTATACTTTTCTTCTTTTATTAACTTTCGATGATTTATTAAAAAATTTTGATCGTAGTTAACTAGTTTTTCGTTAAAATATTTATCTATATTATCGTTTGTTAATTTATTACTTCCTTCTATATACATACTTTCATCTAAAGGATTGTTATAAAAAATAGGTTCAAAAATGTCCCAAAATTCTTTAGTATATTTTGGAGTAAAGTCATTACCTTCAAATTCATATAATAAATTACCAGCAAAATTAATTTTATTATTCTTTAATGTATTGACTAAATCTAAAGTAGATTGCCAATATTCTTTTTCATGAAATAAATTTATAAGAGGGGTAATAGTTAAATGTTTACATTTGTCTATTTCAATTAATTTATCAATAAATTTTGGTGTAAAATATTCTGGATGGTATGAAGCAACTATATCAACTTTATCAGTTTCAGGTTTATCAAATTGTTTAAAAAAATCTATACTTTTTGATAGATTAGTTGTTATTTCAACTTGAATACAATTATCTATAGCACATAATTCTTTAACTATTTCATATATATCCGGGTGTAAAGTCGGCTCACCGCCGAGTAATTCAACAGTAAATGGTATTTTTATTTTTTTAAGAGACAATATTTTTATTACATTCTGCCATGTAGCTTTTTTATCTTTTATTTTTTTAAATGTATGCTTATTAAAAGCTTTTGCACTACAATAGCTACATTTATAGTTGCATACATCTATAATATCCCAAGAAAAAGTTAGTAATTTATAGTTTGTGTTACCCGCAGCTGTTATGGTATCAAACATTTATGTATTTAATTAATTTATTATATAGTACCAGCTTGATCAGCCTTTCCTATATTAGCAGGTACATAAAATTTACAATATTTACATATATTGTTAAATATACCATTATTTTGATCGTCTATTATCTTTTGTCGTAGTTGTAGCATCTCTTTAGGTGCATCTTTAAACACGTTACCAACTTTACCATCTCCGTAGACATCTAACCATGCGCAAATAGTAAAATCTCCGTTGCCTAAAATACCACAATCAGTGTATATCATACCACAGTGTCCTTTATGTTGGTTAGGTTTTTGGTTTTTAATTTTCTTAAAATCAATTGTATGTTTCCAATTAAAATGTATAGCAGTTTCTTCAAATACTACATCATGATGAGACTTAATACTAATAGCTTTTAATTTTAACCAGTTAAGTTGCTGTTCATCATTTTTAATTGGCGCGCGTAGTGCTAGTAAAATTTTCATTTTACGTTTAACTGTTACCAATTTTTTAAGATTAGTTTTAAATTTGTACCATAATTCATAACCAGTCTGTTGTTTAAACTGTTTTGAAGTTAAACCATAACAACTAATTTTTATCTGTAATTTTTTATACTGGTCAAAAATTTCAATATGTTTATCTTTCAATTGGGTTAAATTTGTATAGAAAAAATAACTTTCTATGTCTGGGTTAATTTCTAAATACCTAAAAATTTCATTCAAATCATCTATATCATGTTCTAATGGTTCACCGATAGTTGTACCTAATTCTATTCTCCTGACACCCATTTCAATTAGATAGTCTATATATTTTTTTATATCATTTATTCTACCTACCTTTAAATTATCATCTTTATTTTCCCATGGCCATGGGTAATCAGAAGATTCATTTTTTATATGTTTATTCATACAAAAATTACACTTTAATGAACAGGTGTTATTTAAAAAAACTTGAGCTTGTGGTATTGGTGTAGTTTTCATTTTATAGGGTACCTTTTATCTGTATTTAATTCAGAAAAACTTAAATTATCTTCACCATCATTAGTTTGAACCCATATGGGTGATTTTATACATTTAAATGTATCAATTTTTAAACTTTTAAATAAATTATAATCAAAATCTAAAGTCGATTTAAAATTACTCTTAAAGAAATTTATTGCAGAACTTTTCCGGAAAACTATCTGAGTTAATTGAAAATATCTTGGGTTATATAGTGAGATATATTCTTTAAAATTTAAACTATCTTTGTAATATAATGTACAATCTATTTCTTTAAATACAGTTTTAAAATTATAAGTTTTTTGTAGAGGTTTAGATATATAATTTGATATATACAGATCTTGTTTAAGTTTTATATGTTTAAAAAAAGCAGGTAAAATATAATCATCATCTTCTAAGAAAAATATATATTCCCCTTTACTTTCTAAATATAAAAATCTATATGTTTCACCTAATTCTTTATATTTTTTATAAAAATATTTTATAGTTATATTTTCGCTATAAACTTCTTCTATATCGTTACTATCGTTATTTACAAGTATTTCTATATCAAAATCTGGTAGATTTTTTATAACACTATCAATACACCTTTTAAATAATTTAGGTCGATTGTGGGTTAATATTAATATAGATAATTTCATAACGTCTTTTTATGGTCCAGTCCATCGCAACATGAAGTTATAACGCATCTTTCACATGTATCTAAATATTGTTCAAAATTTAAATCAGATAGGTTAATAGATTTTAAATTTTTATAACTATAATCGTTACATCTAAACACTCTCATATCGTAGTTTATAATTATATTTTTTTTACCACTTTCACATTTCATGAATCTAAATTTTTTATGTACGTTATTACCTTTAACATGAGAATAATTTAGTTTTAATTTACCGTTTATAAGAAAATTCCAACTTTCCTCGAAGTATTTTTCAAATTGAGGATAGTATTTCATCCAGTATCGATACTCTAAACTTTTACCGTTATCATCACCAACTAGTTCTATATCTTTTACATATTCTTCATAACCACTACTAGGTTTTAAAGCCAAATTTTCTATTTCAGTAAATTTCATTTTAAGTTTGGTTGGATGTGATTGTATAATTTGACCCATTTCATCTAACATTTGTTCTTTTTTAGGTATTTCAGTACTGAAAAAACAAAAACCTAGACTATTGTATTTGTCACATATATCCATTTTCTTAATATACTCAGTAACTTGTTGTTTACCAATATGATAACTATTACATATATCTATTGTATGGTTACTATTTTTTAATTTATGAATATTAATTAAAAATTTTTCTAATCTTCTAACTGGTAAACTTAAGTTTGTATGAGTTTGTAAAAAAAGCTCTTTATCTGGAAATAATTTTACAATTTCATAGTTTAAATATTCCCAAAATTTACTTAATGTAGGTTCTCCCCCGTAGAAATAAAAAAATATTTTTTTCTTACTTTTTGGTATTTCTTTTAACTTAGATAAGACTTCATCACATTGATCTTTAGTCCACGTTTTAGTATTATTATCATATTCCCCACAAAACCAACATTTATGGTTACACTTAAAACTAGGTTTTAAAGTAATTTTTAAATCGTAGTCGAACCAATCATCATTTTTTATTAATTCAAATGATTTTATTTTATCTATGTATTGTTTCATTTAGTATTCCTACGATTGGGTCTTTATTATTTAAAAATAATGTTTTAAAATTAGTATCAACATCACTTCTACGTACTCTTAAACCGCTATCAATTTTTAAATATTCATTATCTATATTATGATAAATAACATCTTTATTATAATATTTACACTCTGCTATTAATCTAGGACTGCAGTCAAATTTACCATCTATTGGAGTGTATATATAGGTATTAAATTTTTCAAATAGTTTATCAATACCAGGCTTTATAAATTCAACCCGTCCATCTCTATAATTAATATACTTTTCAGGTTTATTGGTAATTACTATATATTTTTCAAAATTATATCTATTAGTTATATCAGTTAATAGTTTATCAGTTATATATCTACAATTAGAGGTTATATATAACATTGCCGTTTTATTAACTTTACATTTATCAATTTGTTTGTATTTTTCAAACAATATTTTTTTAATATAATGTAATGCTATTTTATTTTCTTCAGGTATTATTTCTGAATATACTCTTAAGTCCGATAATAGTTGTACTTTATATGGTATATCAAAAAGTGTATGATTGCAATGGTTTGAACATTTAAATGATAATATATTTTTAAAATTTAATATAGTACCATTATTGACAAATCTAGCCTTCAACGCACCATCGACAAATAATATATTCTTTCCAGTTATAATTTCTGGTCTATTATAATAAAATGTATTATTTTTATAATCTTTTAATTCTAAATCACTAAAATTATATTTTTGTAAAATTAATTTTTTAAATTCAGACCAGTTATTAATACTTTCTCCAAAAAAAATACCAACTTTAAATGTTTTATTTAAAATATAAAAATAATCTATGATCTCATATATGTGGCCGCTAATCCCATGTTCATGACCATTTTCCCAAGTAAGAGATAAGAATATATCATAATTTTTATTTAATTTAAAAATGCTTTTCATAATCCCACTGTATATCACACCCACAAGTACCAAAAGGACACTTTATTGATGTTTCTTTGTTCATGTATAAGATGAATGGCATTTTAGAACACGCATTATATATACCACCCTTATAGTCGATAACCCACCTTAGAGGTTTACAATTAATACCTTTTAAATTAGACATTTTATTGGTAATAATATCATCATAACTATAGTTACCTTGAACACCATCAACTTGAAACGGCCAGGTTCTATCATCATTTTTTATATATTTTTTAAATATGCTATAAAACTCTTCACTATATTTTGACCTATAACCAAACCCGGTATCATAAAGATATGAAACATCGTATTTTATATTGTTATCTAAACAAAAGTTAAAAAACTCTTCCATCTTATCCCAGTATTGACTTTTATCATGCAGCATAACTGTAGGGGTCAGTCTAAAGCCTCTATCTATTAAATTTTTTATATTACTTTGAATTGAATTTTCATCATATGATTCAAAATGTATAGAAGGGTTTATTAAAATTTTATTAACCGGTTTAACATTTTCAAATATACGTTTAGCATTTTTTAAATTAGTCATTATTTCTATTTTATCACACTGATTAATTTCAACCAATGAGTCGAGAATATAATTAAACTTAGGATGTAGCGTTGGTTCTCCTCCTAATAATTCTATATTAAACTTAGGAACTTTTTTGAGATTTAGTAATTTTAAGACCTTTTTATATGATTCTTGTTTTGTTTTATTTTTATTAAAATCACATTTTTTTAAATATTCATTATTACCGAAACCCTCGATGCAATAACTACATTTCATATTACATACATCTATCATGAACCATTGTAGTGTATGTAGCTTAAAATCTTTATAGCCGCATTTTTGTATATTCATTTAATAAAAATCTTTTCTATAAAAATTTACATCAGTAATTTTTTCCCCTTCTTCAGGGTGTACTTCTATATCTAGTTGCTGTTCAATACCATCGCAGATGTTAAAATATTTACATCTTATACATTTAATAGGTTTCTTACACCCATCTAGTCGACCGTCTTGTGCTTTTAAATAACCTAAATCTATTTTTTCTTTTTCAGTGTATGTTTTAGTTAAATCTACATCATAATCATATATTTCCTTATTCCAATCATATATATCATACACATGTTGATACTGATTACATACATATTTTTCATAACCCTTCATATAGCAGTAAGGGGTATATCTTACATTAATATATTTTGTATCATTTACGATAAGATCAATACACTGTTTTATTTTATCTGTAAGACCTTCGTAATCATCAATAGGTTCGAATGTTTTATTGGCATCCCAGTAGTTTAACGTTAAAAAGTTAACTTGAAATGGTTGTATTTCCTTTATAATATCAGCATATTCTACTAAACCTTTGTAATTTTTTTGATATACTGTGCAATTAATCCTAACTTTTATATCATGTTTCTTACATAGTTTAATAGCTTTATGTATTTTCTTCCAACCATTTTTTCTACCTACTATATCATCATGCACTTCTTCATTATAACCATGTAAACTAAATAATATTTCTTTTAGACCATGCTTTTTTGATTTTAATAAAAACTTTTCGTTAGAAAAGACTGAACCATTACTTAAACAACTAATATTATCAAATCTTTCATTGCAATAATCTAGTATTTTAAACCAATCTTTATGTATTGAACTTTCACCTCCAGATAAGTCTACTTCGGAAATACCATATTTATGAAGTATATTAATACGTTGCTGTATTGTAGAAAATGGGGTTTTAACATCTAGCCTATCTATGTAATAACAAAATTCACACTTATAATTGCAGTGAAATCCAGTATCTAATTTCGCTCGATTACATCTTTTTGTTTCGTAATCGACATCAAAATTTTTAATACTTAAATTATTAACATTCATACCCTCTACAATATATAATTATCGTTAATTGCTTTATAGAGGGTATTATAATGATAGTCAGTTAATTTACTTTTATTATTTTCTAAAATTTTTAAAAAATTAGATAACATATCTTTATCAGTAATATTTTCTATAGATTCAATTACTTGTATATGTTCATCGATAGTATCTTCAGTTACAAATGTTGTAGGGGAGTTAAAAGCATTTGTCATTACATCAGGTAACGGTAATAATAACGGTGGCCAGTTATCAGTCAAATCAGTAAAAGTATTTAATTCACTAAGATCCATATCGCTTACCACATCATTAAAGATTTCTTTTATATTGTTTATATCTTCAATATCTTCTTCATCATCTGTTTTTGTTAGAAGTTCATCTAACTCTAATAACGTTTTATCGACTTTATTTTGAATTATTTTGATAAAACTTGATATAATAGTTTCTCTTTCTTCATCAAAAGGTTTGTTGTTTATAATATTATCACTATTAATTGAAAAGTTAAATAAATTTAATACTTTATGTAAATTATGACTAACTACATCTTTATATAAAATTTTATCATATACATTTTTATCTTTAATAATTTCTTTATATTCATTAAACAAAGATAATTCTGCAGTTTCATTTTTATTCTCATCATCTCTATGCAATACTGTATATTTAACTATAGAATTTACATCAATAGTATCAACTTTATCAGTAATAATGTTATATAATACAATATCGGTAGGTTTATCTACAACTAAATTATTTGAATTAAACTTTTTAATATTTGTATAAGGTATTGTTAAATTACCTATTTGTATTCTACAAATGTATTTAGATGCATCTTCAGTCAGTAGCTCTTTAAGGGTTGCCATAATATATTATATGCAAAAACTGCTGGAAAACAACTTACCCGGTACCAGGGTAACCTACCCCATATCCTCTACTTGCCGCAACTCCGTTAAAAAAGTAAAGACCGTTGGTTGGTCCAAAAGCTGTGCCAGTAGCACCAGTAAAAAAGAATTGAAATTCTGGACCAGCCACGGTACCACTGCCTCTAATACTCGTTGACCCGTTATCATATGCAGTGGTCCACTGCATACTAATAGAAGTACCAGTATTAGTATCAGTTAATACAACAGCTACCGTTGAATCGCTACCAAAACCACCAGATGTATATGTAGTACCTCGACTACCACTTGAGGTAACTGATGATCCCCCGACTGTGATTGTATATGCACCAGCTACACCACTACCATTTAATGGTGTTATTTGTAATTGAGCATTATCATCATTTTTATACCTTGATGCAGATTCATTTTTTGCTTTTAGCTTCATACCTAAAATAGTAGCACCTCGATAATCGCCCCACTTTAAATCAGTATCACCACCGCTTGAATTAGTATAATTACCTAAACTACCAACATATGTCTCAAACCAGTCTTTAATAGCTATCGAGCCTAAATTAGTTGGAGCTACACCCGTACCTGATGAACCACCACTAGAACTATCTTTAATATATCTTAAACCTAATATACTACCACTATCAGTTGTGGTACTAAGATTAGCTCCTGTACCTTTCGGTGCCACGTTAGTAGATGTTATCTTACCGATATTATTGTTGTGTGCCATACTATTATTTAATTATTTACCTTTTTTCTTCCAGGATACCCTCTTTGAACTTTTCTTTTTATACATCTTGCCTTTTATTTTTTTACATGCAGCTTTAGTAGGTCTACATGCTGGGTAACTACCTCCTGATTTTTTTGATTTTCTACCGCAAGGACCTCCAGTTTTACAATTTATCCAACCACTAAATTTTTTACCTGTTTTTGGATCTTTACCACCACGTTTAAACCATTGGTGTAAACTATCACTAGCCTCAGTTAAATAGTATTCAACTAGATTATCAAAATTCATTATTTACCAGCTTTACGCTCTTTATTAGCATGCAATTTATCACCTGATTTTTTCGCAGCCTTGTAAGCTTTTGAACCTTTTCTTGCAGATTTTCTACCAGACTTTTTCTTCTTGTTAATGTTAGCCCATAAGCTTTCTAATATTGTATCGAATTGATTCATTTCTTTTTCCAAATTTTACCTTTACGGCATCTAACGATTGCCCCCGATTTATATGCTGAAGTCTTTTTACCATATACGCTATCAGCTTTTCTTTTACATCTATCTTCAAAAAATATTTTAAATGTCTTCATAATAAATTACCATTTTTTGCATGACCAGTAGCCTGCAGTTGTTCTATCCTTCTTTTGATCACATTTATGACGTGCCCTGAAGGATCTACGAGCTGCAGGGTTTGATTTACGTATTCTCATTGTTTTTCTTTTAGCAGATGTACCACCATGACCGAAATTAACCTTTTTTACGTTACCAGTCTTAGGATTTTTAACATATACCTTAAATTTCTTTACATCGCCTCTTGTAGGTTTATTGAGAGTTACTTTTCTACCTTTATATTCTGCGTCTTCGTCGAATGCTTCTATAAGAGAAGTATATAGTTTGTCGAATGTCATTTAATTATTTATTAAATAATAATATGAATAACGAGGCTAATCTAATATTTGAACAATATAAAACATTAAATGAAAATATGGGTATGGGTCCCATGGTCGGTAAAATGGTAAATGTACCTGGACCAGGTTCTCAAAATACTGCTTCAAAGGTAGTGGTACTTAAAATTGATGATAGAGGAGATTCATCAGATTGTGAAGATGCAGAGAAAGAGGAAGAAACAGTTTATATTCAAGCTGGTGAGGAAGATGGGTGTGGAAGTGATTGTGGTTGCGATGACCACGATACTGATGATTACGATGGAGAATTAGATATGGCAAGATCCGAATTACTTAAAGCTGCTGAATATGCGACCAAGTTATTTAACCATATGGAGAATTTAGAGAATTTAGAAGGTTGGACAGCTTCTAAAATTACAAAAGCTGCTGATTACCTATCATCAGTATATCATGCTTTAGAGTATGATAAGTTAGATGCTGATGTTGAAGACGAGCAAGATCCAGATGATGATAGAGTGGAAGTTGATGAATTAAATGACACCCGAACCGCTAAAAATACAGGTTACGCAGGAGCTTAAATTAGCTTATTGTCAAATATTCTTTTTACCTCTTCGTCTAGTGAACCGTATAGGTCTTGAATAAGGTCTCTTCTACCTTGTTCATCAGAATTTTTATATAATTCTCTTATTTGAGATGCACTTCTAATATCTTTACCAAGAATACTAAAATCCATAGTAGGTAAAGTTGCAATATAACCGTGTTTATCCCCACTAGTTAATTTTTTAGATTTATCATATGGTTGAAAGTAACTAGGAGTACCGTCTTTCTTTAAACCAAATTTAAAGCGTGGTTTATCACCTTCCATATCCTTTTCAGAAACAGCAAATATAACTTTAGTTTTATCTAAATCATATCTTTCAGTTATTTCTTTAGCCAAATATGGGTTAGCTGTCATTTCAACAAATTGTGGGTCGATACCAGCACTTTGTATCATCATTTTCTTTTCTTCGAATTCAAACGGCGAATTTGTATCGTTAGTTTTACCAGATGTAGAGACGAATACATCTGCTGCTGGAAATTGTTGTTTCAATTTATTATAAACAGACGCATGACCTTTATGGAATGGGTGAAATCTTCCTGGGTAAATAACTACTGTTTTTGTTAAATCTTCAGCATCTTCAAACTCTTTAATAATTTTATACATTTCCCCAAAAGTTGACCGCTTTTGTAGTCTTGTACCTTCACCTGTATTAAACATAGGCGGGTTGCTAATATAAGATTCTTGATTTTCTGGAGATGTTGGTTTACCGGTACCAAAATTAGCTCGGCTAAATTCTTCTCTATCTACCATTTTAGTAATTTCTGCACCATCAGCAGTAACTTTTGATAAAGCAAAACCTTCAGGAGCAGTTGTTTGCCAGTTATTAGGGCTTTCATCAAGATATGTACCTAACAAATCATTTTTTGTTATTTCATTAAAAATTTTAATTAAATTATTTTTTAAATTAGCAATAATTTTAGTAATTTCGAAAGCATTTTTAATAGAAGGTTTAAGTATTTTAAGAGATTTTAATGTCGATTTCATCTGCTCTTGCTTTTTTACCTTACCTTTTTCACTTTTTAGTCTTTCCAACTCTTTAGTAAATCTACCACTAATATAGTTAACATATTCTTCAGTAGATATCGATGTATCTTCTAAGAATCTACCTGATCTTATTTCAGAATTAATATAAGATTTAAGAGTACTTGTATAATCATCTAGTGAACTAAAATCGACCTTATCGGCTAATTTAAGTAGCTGTTTCTTTTTTGTTTTTACATCTTTTAAGAGTAATTTACTAAAAGAAGATTTACTATTTTTGGCTTTATTTGCTAGTACGTTAAAAACAAATACTGTATTAGATGGTGAAAATTCATCTGTTGAAGAAGTATATTTTTTTACTTTCAATATACCATTTTGCACCATATATTCAATATGAACTGCAACACCTATCTTGGACCTAGCTATTTGATCTCCATATGGGCTATTTTCTGTAACAGCATATTTAATAGTATTAGGGGTAAAGGTTAAAAATTTATTTTCATTTTTAACACCGTCAATTGTTTCTGGTGTTTCATACACTTTCATTTGCGGATCAAACATATAATCCATTTGATATATACCTTTAAGGTTTAAAGACGGTAAATACCGTAAAGCTAATTTTAACTTATCAGCCAATCCACCTGTACCATGATTTTCGGTAATATCTTGTTCTGTATAATTAATTTTAGGGTTTTTAGCGAAAGCTGACTTACTAGCTACGAAAAATTTATTATTAGTATCAATACCTGCAACAATAGCAGGTGCTCCATCAAACTTAGTAGATATTTTATAATCAGATTCATCGACAAAATATGATATAGAAGATTCTATTTGGTTAATAGCTTCTATAACACCTTGCTTACCTTTATTAAGTATATTTTCTTCTAAATGGTCAATATGCTTA